CTTAATCAATCTACATTTATAATGAAACCCGGTCAAGCACTTGAGCTTCTTAACTTTGAACCTGACATTGAAGGTGGATACAGAAGAATAACTGGTTTTAGTAAGTATGTAACTGCTGTTGTACCAGAAACAAGTTCAGCAAGTGAAGAAGTGTTATTGGTTGCAACTTTTGGTTCAAAGGTTGTTGCAGCAAGAGGTCAAAAGATATTTACTGCAGATGCAGGTGGATCAAGTTGGACAGAGATAGATACTGGTAGAACCAGTGCAAGCACATATGATTTTGAAAGATTTAACTTTGATGGTAACGATAAGTTAATTGTTGTAGATGGCAACAACGCACCAACCGTGTTTAATACATCATTTAGTGCAACAGATGTAAGTGAAAGCTCTGTATCAGGTGCTAAGTTTGTTACTGCATTTAAAGATCACATGTTTTATGCAGGCAAGTCTAGTACACCACAAGAGGTTATATTTAGCCAACCGTTTGATGAAGATGCGTTTAGCAGTGGCTCTGGTGCAGGTAGTGTAAAAGTAGACGACACAGTAACAGGACTTAAAGTATTCCGTGATAATTTATTTATATTTTGTGAAAACAGAATATTCCAAATGACAGGATCAAGCTCTAGTGACTTTGCAGTAAAACCTGTAACAAGAAACATAGGATGTGTAAACGGACAGACTATACAAGAATTTGCAGGTGACTTAATATTCTTAGGTCCTGACGGATTACGTACTATTGCAGGTACTGCAAGAATTGGTGACGTTGAGTTGGGTACAATTAGTTCTAATGTGCAATCTATCTTTGACACTAATTTAGCAGACGCAGGTAGTTTCACATCAATAGTGATACCTGAAAAAACACAGTACAGAATATTTTTTACAAAAAGTGGTCAAGGAGAAAACTCCACAAAAGGAGTTATATGTGTTCTTAGAGGACAGCAATTTGAATTTGCTGAGTTAAAAGGTATAAGACCGACTGCAACAGACACTTTTGTATCAGCAGGTAATGTTATAGCCATACACGGATCAGGTGATGGATTTGTATACAGACAAGAGTCAGGCAACGATTTTGATGGCACAGCAATACTTGGAAGATACCGTAGTCCTGATCTAACGATGAATGATCCGGGGATACGAAAAAACATGCAAAGAGTGATAGTTAACTATGCACCTGAATCTTCTATTGACGCAGACCTGTTTATTCGGTATGATTATGAGAGTAGAGAATCTGCTCGACCTGCAGCTTATCCTTTAGATTCAGAAGACATAGCAGCAATATATGGTACATCAACTTACGGTTCAACATCAGCTTCGTCAGGAACGTATGGTGGTGCATCACAACCTCTTGTAAGACAACCTGTAGAAGGATCAGGATTTGCAGTAGCCTTGAGAGTGAATGATGGGGGAACAACTGCACCCTATTCACTAAAAGGATTTCAATTAGAATATCAATTAGGAGCTAGAAGATAAATGGGAGCAACCTACACCAGACAATCTTCTTACACTGACGGAGACGTAATAACTGCAGCTCATACCAATGATGAGTTCAATCAGTTATTAGCAGCCTTCCAAGCAAGTAGTGGACACACCCACGATGGTACAGCCAACGAAGGTGGCCCTATAACTAAACTATTAGGCAACACACTTACGTTCGGTGCAGGAACAGCAGGCACAGATATAACAATTACCTTTGATGGTGAGACATCAGATGGTGTACTAAAATGGATGGAAGATGAAGATTACTTTGAGTTTAGTGACGACATACTTATCGCTTCTACAGAGAAGCTACAATTCAGAGATACAGCAATATACATCAATTCCAGTACGGACGGACAACTAGACATTGTTGCAGATACAGAGATACAGCTTGCGGCCACAACAGTTGATCTCAACGGTAATTTAGATGTATCAGGATCATTA